ACGAATCTAAAGCCGCCTGTAGGTCTGCCATATTGACTGTCAAAGTAATGCTTTCATGGGTGGACATACTCGACAAACCCGCATCTAGCGCAGAGATGCCATCTGACAGCGTCTTCCCCTGCATAGCATCCAATGCGCTCCCCGCCTCTGTCGTGGTCAGGTTGTTGGCAATGACGGTCTTATTTGCACCATCCTCAACTCTATCTAGTTTATCTTTGTCTATTGCCGACATTAAGCCATTGGTTTCTTGTGTGGCAACATTTTTATCCGCTTTATCTTCTGGAGCTGGATTCCAATCGGTTGATATAGTTCCATATTCAATCATTAGTTCGCTTATCCAGACAGTTGTTATATTGGAGAAGTAGGGGTATAAACTATTACCGTCGGTGACCACAGCGTTGAGTTGTATTTCATATTTCTGCCAGTCTGTGCCAATGGTTACCTTTGAATAATTTGTATTGTATCCCCATCTGATATAAAAATCATTATTGTTTTCTGCGCTTTTAGCATAAAAACTAACCCTCACATTATAAGAGCCGCTTCTATCAGGTTTCATCGTCAGCCACAGCATGTCTGTACTGCTTACACCACTAACATTGGCAACAATTTTTAATGAATTATTATTATTGTGTTTGTTAATTGTATCTATAGATAGAGTTGCGTATGAATTCCTCGCCGTATATACCGATGTGTCCAACGATGTGAAGGCGGTGCTTTTTATAATATTTCTTCCACCGATCATCATATTCTCCAATGTTTCCGTAAGCGACGTAACATCGGCATCTTTAATACGCTCATAGTAGTCGCGCATATCATGCGTTATGACGGTTGCACTTTCGGTAGCCATATTAGCATTCTTCGTGGCTTCATCACATAGTATCGAAGACTCCTGGCGTATCCCTTCGTTAATAATTCTTTCATTCTCATTGGATATGCGAATCTCCTCATTAACAATGCTAAGATTCTCAGCGTCGATAAATTCATTTTTTAACACTTCTATATCATCTCTTAACGATTCTGCATCACTAATTATCTTACAAAGGTATACGGCTTCCACATTATCTTTGTATTCGACGTCATCTGGTCTAGGTCTTGGTCTTACGGGTATTTTTACTTTCTCTATAGTTTTTCCTGATTCGTCTTTGACCAAATATAGATAAGCAATAATATTATAAGGTTCTGTGAGTAATTTATTGGGGATATCCGCAATAATTTTCCCATCATAAATTACAGATTGGACGCCTAAAGTATATTCCCCCATATTCTGATTCCAAAACTGCACGACGGGAGGAGTGCTATCATCAATATTGTAGTTATCGCTATCTATAATTAACTTTTGATTCGAATCCCACTGTGTTAAATAAAATATCGTATTGCCATAGCTGTCCATACAAACAGCGTTAATCATATGATCACCACCTCTCAATCTTCAATCTTCCCAACCACTTCTAATTGCCTAACTTTTTTAATTAAGTTGGTCACGTATCCATTTCCCTTATAGTCATTTACATACTCCTCATACATTTCCTCTAACGACTTCGACCTTGCAAAAGTGATGCAACCTTTTTCTAAAGCCTTTTCGGCGGCCTCGACAATCTCATGACGCAACCTCTTAAAATCAACCTTATCTTGTTTTTCTAATGTTTTTTGAATATCGCTTAAGCGTTCATAAATCTCATTCAATTTTTTCTCATGATTTTGAACCAAAATATCGATTTTATCCCTTTCCACCTTAGACTCATAAGCACCCTTAAATACTTTATATAATTTAATCGCAACTGCGCTGATTGCACTGACAACCACTCCCACAACAACTATCCATGTTAATAAAGAGCTTATTGGCACAGATAATATCCCATCAATGATATTGGAATCCACAGGCATTATATCACCACCTTATATCTATAAAATCCCAGATGAATTTGTGTATTATAGTAAGTAATACAACAAATCCATCTGGGATTTATGTTTATTCTTTTTAGTTTTGGCTATTATAAAATTCTTGTCTTATTGTGCTTCGTCTTCGTGTGCAGATTTAAACATATAATCAAGCAACATAATGGAGGACGCCTTAATTATGTTGTTGTCAACAGCAGAAGCTTTATCGACAAATTCGTCTTTGCTGATAAGTTTTATAGAAACGTCAACTTCGTATAACGACAATTCTTCGAGTTCTGCACTATAATCAACATCTGGGGTATCTTTATATTTCTCCTGAAGTTCACTTATTTTTTTTAGAAGCAGGTCATTTTTATTTTTAAGGATTTCAATGTTTTCTTCTATAATAAAGCTCATTTTAGCAGGGAGGGAAAGGTTTAAAATATCTCCCCAAGCTCGTGAGCTTTGATTTATTTCTAATAAAGTTAATTTCATATATACTCCCTTATCCCTTTTTGATTTCTTGTAATGACAAATTTAATATCTCATTTGGTACTTCATCAAAGACCTCTTTAAATTGCATTTTTTCATCATGGTTCTCAAGTTTACTGACTCTATAGACAAGTTCCTGTAATGCCTTTATGATGATGGGAATAAATTCCTGCTCTTTCAGTTGCATGACGGTATCTAATACATTCCCATCAACATCTGTTTGATCAACCTCAAAAATCGCTTCGGGCAATACCTCTTTAACTTCTTGTGCTACTAGCGCATAGTCCCTATGCCTATGTATGCCCTCCTTGAAATCAAGGCTGCGCACCAATATTTGATTTATTAGGTTGAGCGCCGAACCGCTGCATATCTCAATATTCTCTTTTAATCGTGCATCCGAAGCCCACGCTGTAATCCCCCATGTTTGTGTAGCAGGATTTTGTACTTCCAAATAATTGCTAGAACTCTCTGTTCCCGATATTGTGCACATGCGTAACCTACTAACACGGCCGTTATCCAAATTTGTGTAAGGCACATTATTTTCTGCGCTTGTTGACACGGTGAGCTTGCCATTTACTATAACAGGTACGGCATTATTAAAATTAAAAGTTTTGATCTGGTCATTGTAATACCAGACTGTATTCCCGTTGAGACCATCATACATGCCTAGCCCCGCAGTGTCTGTCGCACTGCCTCTGTAGATGCGGCATTGATGCTTGTAGGTTCCTGCGCCCGCATTGTAAAAATACAGGCCGGCCGCATCGTCTGTTTTATATCCTATATTGATGTTCTTTTGCGAATAAACGTCCGCACCTGTTATGGTCAACTTCCCTTCGACATTCACGCCACCATAATTGTCGCTGCCACTTAAGTATATTTTCGAACCGTTGTCAGTGGCACTGCTTTGGGAGTCTCCTCCTATCCTCATTTCGTTCTCAAACGGCTTATACCGTATCCCTTTTTCATAATAAGGATATCCGAATAGAGCAATTGTCATAGACTCTATATCCACACCATCGTACGTCATTGTAATTGCTGGATAAATAAATTCCTTCTCGTATCCAGGTATATTGACTTCTTGCGTGATGTGTATGTATTCGTTAAAACTCACCCTTTTTGCGGTCATCCCGTCAATTGTGATGTTCTTCGCTAACAGGTCATTCATGGTTATATTGCCATCACTATCTATATACATTTGCTTGACGTAATTATTATCTTCATCTGATTTTTGAATTGTAAAAAGATTTTTTTTTATACTATCAGCACTTGTCGTGATAACGACGCCATCATCTCCGATTTGAATAGAGCCTTCTTTGTTATAGATCCCCACTTCTTTTGATAAGATTAAATTACTGCAAATAGTATCAGCGATCACTCCATACCCATCTTTATAGATTTTATCTTTAGGGTCGAAGTATATAAAGTTACCAATGCCAGACCTTGCGGTTTTCCAATTATCATCGGTGACGTATAATCCTTTGTTAATTATTTTTAATTGCTCATCACTGTATTTCCCGAGTACATCATTGTATTCTCGACACAAAATACCACCAGAATCCCAGACAACATCCTGAGTTGATATATTATTAATTATCTTTGCATTTGTCACATCTAGGCCATTCTTTAACCAATCATTAACCGTGTTAGAGGTAGCATATCCTTTATTAGATTGCCTAATGATTGCGTCATATGAAGTTGCCATCGAAGAAGCTTGATCGATAACGCTCTTTGCGTCGGAAATACCCGTTCTGCTTTTTATTACATCTGAAAACACAACATCAATATCATCGGGATCGTTATAGTTTATCTCGTACTTTAAAAGACGAAGTCTATATATATCACCATCCACATAAATTCTAATCCAGTTGCCAACTTCAAAATAGTCAACTATTGCATGAAATTCCTTCATGACTAATAAATTCTTTAAAGAACTAGATATTGAATGTTGGAGCGTTGACGATTTGTATATTTCCTTATTAGCAACCTCAATAAACTCGAACGCATTTTTAAACAATTCACTATTATTTAACCCATCGGAAACATAATTAGAATTCTTATATTCGTCTTCTCTGCGATAAGCACAAAACTCCAACCATAACTCATTACCTAAATAATTCTCAAAATTTAAAGTATCCTGTATGTTGCTTTTTATCTCCTCGATTAAATTCTGAAAACCATACTCCACAAGTTCTCCACTAAAATCATATTTTCCAGTGATTAAGGTTATTTCGGACTCCCTTAACAGTATTTCGGATTGGATGGCGGTCAGCTTATTATAATATGGGATGTAAAGCGAATCATATAAATTAGGTTCATTGTCTGCCCACGTATTAGAGTCTGCGATACCTTGTTCGATTAATAAATTTATACACGCCTGACAAGAATCCGAAAAAGAATTTAAGCTTGTCAAAGAATATTTTTTTAATTCTGCAATAAAATCATCTAAATTCCTCTTAAACAATCCTGAGATACTAGTATTGGAAACTTCTTTATTTATAGTTTTTTGTATTTTTTGATTTACATAAAACTCATAATCATCATTTATTTGCACCACAATAGGAGTGGTTATATATGTGTCCTCATTATTTGAGTAATTCGTGATTATAAAACTTCCCGTCCAAGTCTGCGATGCTAAACCAGATTCGTTTATCTTAACTTGATACCGAGAATCCACAATGATTTTTGCCATAGCTAAAACAGCACTATTCGCCGTCGATAAGGAGATGTCCGAGACGTCGGTGACAGCGACAGGAGATAAGTTGGCAGTTATTAAGAGATCACCTTGTTCTTGTGCGTTTGTTTCTTGCATATTCGCATCCGGCATTAATGACGATTCTAAGAACAAAGCTAAATCAATAGTATTAAAATAAGCATTTATAAGGCGGGGATACCCCATAATAGGTGAATCTATCTCCTCGAAATCTTCATTATAGATCTTATATTTTGAAATCAAGGAATTATATCCTGATAAAATAACAGAATCAATATCCATCAGGTAATCTGATTGGTAGTGTTTATATAAATAATTATAATCATCAATTTTTTTTCTTAATTCGTCCGACATATCTTCTTTTATTTCATCAGAGAAATACCAGATGTAGTTTGAACCGTTAGGATTGCAGCTTGATATGACGGAGGTCATTAAGTCGTCTCCAGCTTCCAGTCTGAAACAGTTCTTTACGGAATCCACGTCAACCGAATATATAATGTTATCTGCTAAATTATCTGTAGAAATAAATATTGTCGTATCTTTCCCATAACCGGTAGTTATATTAGAGCTACCACATTTAGGACACCTGTCTGTAAACTCTTCCCTATGCCCACAGTTGACACAGTTAGACTCCAAATCGTAAACAGATACAGTTCTCGCAATCTTACCTTGCTTATTCGTATTTGAATTAAATATAAATAAGCAATTGATCTCTTCTGATATTTCTAAAAAAGCGTCGCGAATAGACTTATTACTAAAGCTGAATGTTCGCTGTATGTCCGCAATGGAGTCGTCGACATAAGCCACAGAATAGTGGGGGGCTTTCTCTAATAGCCTGTCCAATAAAGAAATCGAAGGCTCAGCCAAATTATAAAGGACGGTAGGGGTCACATAACTATCTCTCGATATATCTATTTCTGTATTTATCTCAATGCTATCTAACATAATCTGAGATAACTCGCTCTCCCCAAGACTGACTGCGGATATAATTTTATAAATTTCACCAGACTCATCCTCATTAACTCCCACGGATATATCAAACCACTCATCGTACTCCTTAATCCATACAAGTTTAAAATCTTTTACTTGATTCCAAATGGCGCACGGATGATTGTTTAATTTTTTATGTAAAGTAAAAGAGAATTCCATCTTATCGTTCATGGAGTCAGAAAAATGTATATCCGACTCCACGGTGTTTAAAATTCCTATTTTATCGCCGTTTCTGTGTGCTAGTACCAGAGTCGGAGTTTCAATATTATTTGATGTGTCAAAGTTGATTTTTATAGCCATTATAATCCGACTCCTTTCACGATAGGGTTATATTCGATTTTCACATTACATTTTATACTGAATGTCAGTAAGTTCTTTCTGTTTTTAAACGCATTAGCTATCCTTAAATATATAAAATTAAAATCGTTTTGAATTTTATGTGAGTCTAGAGAGGTAGAGACATTCAAATATTTGTCAATAGTTATTACCTCTCCAACACTACAATTGTCAATGATAGTAGTGCGATCCTCCGCACCATTATGTATTTTTAACGTACCGCTTTCTAAGCAAGTAATTTTTATATTAGGATATATGCAACCTATCTCATCGGAAATATCATAAATAGAGTATGTTTTTTGTGTATCGGTGATTGAGATATTAAACTTCACCATATCGTGTAACGCAAAAGGTCTGTCGGTTATAAATGTCAACTCATATCCAAAAACCAAGCCTTCCCATTCAATAGCTAATATGTTGAAACTTCCCTCAAAATAAATATTTTCATACCCATCTTGGATAATTCTCAGAGGAAAATAGCCATCTTTTCTATTTAGCCAACGATAAATTTTTCGTTGCTCATCGATGGTAAATGGCATTATATCAGAACCACAAGCAAACTTACATACTTGAAATGTATATTCCGCACATTCGTCGTACATGGCGCTTGTTAAGGCAAATTTATTACCATTCTGTAAAGGAGTAGTGTTAAATGATATTTGAGAGCCATGACCAACGGTTTCAAATCCACTAGAAGAGTCAAATCTACAAATCATAACCCCAGAATCACTCGCCAAAATACCATTGTAATTAAAATCAACAGCCTTCATTAAATCACCACCTTTTACTTTATCAAATATTTAATAATTCGCCATTTGCTTTTGTAAACTTCTTTGTCTAAAACCTTTTTCATCAGCTTTACTTCGGCTATTAGGGATTGGTATTCATCTCTCTGTAGGTTTAAAGAGTCCAAGCTTTCTTGCCATTCGATACGAATTTTTTCAAGTAATAGGATGATTTTTTTTGCGGCTTCGTATCCATTTATATTTTCATTTTTTAAAAAATCTAAATTGAATTTTAGTTTTTCTATCTCAACATTCAAGGCATCTATGCTTTCACGTTGCTTATCTATTCGCTTCCTTTGAAGCTCATTTTTTCTTTCTAACCGCATCTTTCACCTCAATAAAAGAGGGCGGGTAACCGCCCTATAATTAATCTTTAAATTTAAATTTATATTTTGTTAATGGGCTGCCACCAACTAATTGATCTACAGTTATGGATTGAATCAATCGCTCGAATGTTTTGTCGCGCTGAAGTTGTCTTACGAAATCGGAATAATTTTGAACATTTGGTAGTGAGATCGCCACCTTAACATCATTTTGTATTGATGAGTTAACGGCAGATGCTTCGATAGCACTTGGATTTTGACCTCCCAAATTATTATTAATAAACCCACTAGGATTCTTCATAAAATTCCAAAGGTTCTCAGTGGCATTTGAGTCTAAGACGCTACTGCCTTTCTCTAATGGTGTTAAGATGGCGCCGTCTGACGGACGAACAATTGCTTCTGTACCATTTTCCTGCGTCCATGCCAATTCGTCTCGACCGAGCCCGTGAACACCTGTTTTATAACCGTTCGCCTTCATCCATGATAGCATATTTGTGTTCTGGTTAATCGAACCAGTATAAGTGCCCGACAGCCCCATCTTTCCATAGTACATTTGCCTCGCAGAAAAACTACTGTCGAAATCCCTATATTTTAGACGATCTATTATACTGGTACTAATGTTCAGCTTATTTTTGGGATAACTGTCTTTTTTGCTAATAAAGAAATTCCCAATTTTAGTTGCGTTAGCCGAAGTAGTGGAAGAGGTCGTAGTGGTTGGTTTAGATACGGTTGCGGTAGATGATGCGGAAGTGGTAGACGATGTGGCCGCCTGCACGTCTTTTGCTGCTTGTTGGTTAGAAGCTGTGACCAACTTACCGATGTTGGTAGAGATAGTGCTTATCGTAGTCTGTAGACTAGTCATTTTAGAAGAGAAGTTACCGCTGTAAGTTGTTAATATTTTTCCTATAGCACCATCGTTTCCCCAAATAGACCTCATCTCTGTAGTCATTGTATACCCTACATTAGAACTGACTTCTTGAAGAGTGGTATTAATAATAGCAGAACTGGCGTTGATTTCATCGATCATATCTGAAATTAACGCATCTACGTTATCCAGTCTTTGGTTGAGAACAGTTTCATACTCCAGATAAAGCTCATCAAGCAATTGCTTTTGGTCGCTTATATATTGCTTATATTGAGCCTCTTCCAGATCAGACTTCGCTTCCTCCAAGGAAACTTTTAGCTTCTGGATTTTGGATTTAGACTCCTCTGAATTATCATTGGCATAAGCTGACATTTGCTTTTGAAGAGAAGCTACCTCCTTAGTTTGCTTGGCAACCTTTTTCTGATAATCATATAAATCCTTTTGTGCGTCTAAGGCATCAGTATAGGTGTCTATTAAATCTTTTAGCGCATCTAATTCTAGCTTTATACCCTCTTTAACCATGCTGATTATAGCTTGCTTCTCATCTTCGGCAGCAAGAATTGACTCTTGCTGTAGGTCTAATAATTCGTTTCTTCTATCAATCAGGATTTGATTGTTCGGGTCTTTAGCTAACTCAGCCTGAACCTTGCTCATTTCTGTCTTATAACGGTTAGCTTGCTCCATGTAAGTATTGTAATTTACACCGTGAAGACCCATGGTTGCACTACCTTCATCCGTAAGTTGTCCGCTATCATCATAAAGCTTCTCGTTACTCATGAGATCAATAAGGAAATCCGACTCACCGGTAATGCGAGATATAGAATCTTGCAACATATCAAATACATCCCAATTTAACTCCCTGATAGCGTTTCCAAACTCAATTAGATTAAGCTCAGCACTCTGAATTGATAACGTCACATCATCTATTTGCTCTTTCATTTCATACCAAGCTTCTGAATTAGCGGTAATAGACCCGTTCTTAACAGCTTCCAATAAAGAGGATTCTAACGCCGTCTTTTCTTCTTTTAACTTCTTAATATTATCTTTTTCTATAGATACAAGAGATTCGTAATATTTTGTGCTAACCAAATATCCTTTGGCTTCTGCTTGATCGATGTATCCTTCAATCACAGATGCCTTATTTTCAATTTGAGTTAATACACCATTGAATTGGGTGGTAATATTATCAAACTTTTGTCTTTGTAGGTCGGACAAAGAAATATTTAAATCATCAATGGCGTCTTTGCAGTCGATGGCCTTATTGTACCACTCTTCGTAATTTTTGATTTTATCAATTAAATCTTTATCGGTTAAAGTGCTGATATCAACTACACCGTTACGAACCTTTTCAGACCATGCAGAAGATAGTCCAATGGAGTTCGCCTGTTGAATATACCTGTCATACGCCTGTTGCTGCAAGGTGACTTCTGAGGTTACTTTAGAGATTTCAGAAACCAAGTTGGAATTACGAGATGACCATGATTTATATACATTGGTAGCCTTTTTATTCAACTGTTCTATCGCACGCTCTAGGCGGCTTATCTTAACGGTGATCCAATCAAATGTTTCCTTCGTTTCTTCGGAAGATGATGAGCTGCCGGATCCACTCGAACTACTACTGGAACCACCAAAACTCTTAGACGAACCAGAGGAACCACTCGAACTTGAAGAAGTGCTCTTTCTTCTAAAGGTCCCAGAACCGCTAGAAAAAGCAGTTCCTTCAGCTAACGCTTTACCTCTCCCAGAACCACCCGTAATCTTGCCCTTTTCAAATATCTCTTTTGTCTGTTTGGCATTAAAGATAATATCGCCTTTTTGATAACTAAAGAACTCAGCCGACTTATCCCCGATAGTAAAAAATCTACCATCTCTCACCACGAGTTCTTGCCCTAGTTCCCCGCCCAAAGCAACACCATTTTCCTTTGTTCCCCAATCACCTTTGACAAAAGCTGATCCATTTTTATTCGTGGTGCCGTTGGCGTAAGCCGTTCCCTGCGCTTTTCCTCCACCAACACTCCTTGTGATGCTAGTAACGTTGACAATCTTATCTCTCAAGCTATTAATTGATACTCTTAAAGAGTTAACTGCACCAGCTCCAAAAACATTAGCTCCGACGCTGACAGTTTTTCCGGACAAACCATCAATAGCCCTTTTTAACATGTTGACTAAAGCCGTGCCAACAACTTTTGCGGCGGCAGTTACAGTTTTATTATTTAGGCTATCTATCGATGTCTTAAGATTACCTACATCATTATTGCCAGTACTAGTAGCTGAAACGTTAACTATTTTGTCATGAAGGTTATCCATAGCAAGTTTTAGCTGACCAACATTTTCTCCATTTGTCGCATTTGTGGTAACAGTAACAGTTTTATCTGTTAAACTATCAATGTTAGATTTTAGGGAATTTATCTTATCCTCGCCAGTTGTATTGATGTTTACGTTGACAGTAGTTGTTTCGGAAGCTTTATTAAGTAGATTTTTAATAGTGCCGCCTATTGTAGTGGCATCAGCTTCAACACTAGCGGTTATAGTAACCTCATTATTGGCGATCTTCGATTTAATAGTTTCAACATCATCGGTCATCTCAATGCCGACGGCTACCTTTTCTTCATCTGGCAACTCATATAATTTTTGAGCAAGTTCATCTACTTTAGCTTGTGCTTCTGTTATGCCGTGGTCTTCGCCTGTGATTTCATAATACATTTGAAGGTACTTCAATTCGTCGGCGGCGGCTTGATAATTCTGCAAAGAAATTAGTGCGCCCTGAATACTATTATCAACGGAAGAGGTATCAATATTCATAAATGACGGCCGCTCCAACTCGACTTTTCTTTGAATCAAGACCTCTAATTTGGCATAAGCATCTTCTAATTGAGCTGTTTTTACCTCTGGACTTATATCACTATTATTAATCTCGTCAATCTTAGATTTGGCATTATCAAGCTCTAAGTCTAAATCTTTTGCATTAACGTTAATATCAACAGTTTCTTGCCCCATCTCCTGCAGTGCTGACTCAGTGCTTTTGATTTTTTCTTCTAATTCAGAAATGCTCTTAATGGGAGAATCTAAATTAATATCAAAGCCATAGTCTGATAGTTTCCTTAAAACCGCCTGAACGGATTCTACATTAATACCTAATGTATCGGCAATCTCTTGATCATTCCCCATACCAAAATCAATATCCCATGAGCCATCTTCATTCATATGTGCCCATTCGGAATTCAGCTTTTGAACATCATTGAGAAAATTAATACAACCATTTTCGCTATCCTTAAAATATCTTTTCATTTTGGGATATCCAGAATCATAGGCGGCTATTAATTGATCAATATTGGCGGTAGATAAATCCTCGTTCGACATTAGTTGAACTGCGGCTCTAAATTCATTGGTTCCAACAAGACCTTGATTGTATAATTCCTTTATATTCTTTAATCCAGAAGTGACGCTATCATACATATCACCTTCCTCGCCCATAGATTGAGCCTGCACCCATTTGTTATAGGAGGAGGTTAAACCATCGTATTGAGCGGCAAGTAAAGAAACCTGTTCAATATCACTTGCTAGATCAGTTTGTTGCACTTTTAGGAGTTCCAAATCCTCCTGCGACCCTGTGAAATTTTTAATTTTTTCACTAACTTCATCGTACTGGTCACCGAGAGAAACCAACTCTTTGGCGTAATCTAATTTTTTATTTGCTTCATATTGCGCCTGCAATTCTCTTAAGGCCGATGTGTTCAAGTGGACACCGTTAGCTGTCTTTTCGAAAAGAGTGGATGAATCGTAGCCATCTAGGCTTCTATACATATCTTTAATGTTGTCAATACTATCAGCGGATAGCCCTGTGGCAGACACAGATTCTTTAATGGCGTTTAGCAAATTGGAGTAGTGCGTCTTGGCGATTTCAAGAGAAGCAGATAGCTCTTCGATAGAAGAGGTGGCAGATTCAGCTCCGGACTTTGCTTTGGTGAATGCATTTTGCCAATCATCTAGCGACCAACCGACCGTATCTTGGTTCGCTTTTATGTCATATAAAATCACCAAATCTTCATCGGATAAAGAATCTATCCACTTATTGAAATTATCAATTGTTCCTTCCTTAATATCGACACCGATTTCAACATCTTGCTCAACATCGTCTTTGAAGGTTTTTTTTATTTGTTTTTCTAGCTGTTCAAGGTTCTTGATTCCTGCATCGGAATTAATGTTATCAACTAAATCCTGTACGGAAAAGCCTGCGTCTTCAACAGCTTTAGCCAGTTCCGGATATTTGCTCTTAACGTCATCAACTGTAATACCTACATTTTCAGACGCTTCGGCTATCTTAACTAGCTCGTCTTTTGCTTTAGAAAAACTACTATCGTCAAATATTTCATCGAACTTTATTTGTTTCCATGTTTCGGGATCCAATTGTTGATAAACGTATTCAATAGTATCATTAATTTCGGTCAAAGCACTTTTCTGGTCTGTTGATAGTTGATCAAATGGAATTGCCTCAAGGTTGGATTTATAAACGCTTAGTGCGCTAACTTGCTCCCAAATAGAATCTTCGATACTTTGATTTATCTCAAGAAAGTGTTGATAGTCTTCAGTGTTCCCGATTTTTAATGCGTCATCCTGTAGGTCTTTATACTGCTTTATGGCAGCTATATTTGCCGATATATCTTTTTCGTTGGCAATTAAGGCGGCATTATTATTGAAAACCTGCGCATTTTTCAAGTGTTCTTCTGTAGATTCAGCAGAAATATCATATTTGCCATAATTCTTTTCGTATGCCTTAACGGTATCGTTGGCAGATTGTTTGGCGGCTATGATTTCTTGTTTTTCTAATAAGTCCTTTTGAATTAAAAGTTGCGCATTGGTTTCCTTTAATTTTTCGAGTTCCGCTTGCTCTACAAATGTCAAACTTCCTTTTGCCGTAAGCTCATCAATTCTTGCACTAGTGGTTTCTAATTCTGAATTAACATTTTCAACTTTAGACTTTGCTTCCTCATAAGCTGAAAAAGAGCTTTCCATTTTCTCGTTGGCTTCTTTTGCCGTCACGACAATAGCGTCTATAAGTTTGACAATTCCTATGATCGCTCCTACTGCCATCATTCCACTTAGTGCCATGCTGAATGTGGTAGCGGCTCCAGAGGCAAGCCCAAAACTGGCGGCTACTTTATAAATGCCGTTAGCTAAATTCCCCATAAGGGGTATGGATAAACCGACTCCTTTTGCTCCGAGAACACCACCGAGTATAATTCCAACAGTCTCTAATCCACCAATTCCATCGGTTATTGCATCAATTACACTTAGCACACCAGTACCGAAATCAACAATTCCCTTCAATGAATCTCTTGGAAATAAATTTTGTGCAATACCGACAGCGGTTTCCTTAAAGGCATTCAATTTATATTCTAACGAATCATAGATAACATTCATTTCTTCCATTGCATTACCAGCAGAATTAGCCATAGTGTCCATAGCGTTTTCTGCTATTTGGAAATTGGAAATGACGGCTGCTCCAACTTGTGCCCTAGTTTTACCAAATAACTTTTCTAATAAATTAGCTTGATTTTTATCGGTAAGTTCGTCCCACACATCAGAGACCTCTTTTAATACTTGATATGTCGATTTGTATGTATCGGCGTCTTCCATAATGGAGACTTTTCCATTGGTTAATTCGGCGACATCACCCTTAATATTAACCAAGTTATCATCAAGTTCCTCTGTCTCTTCGTTCATGCCCCTTATTCGCATTGAGATTGTTCTTAAACCGTTACCTACTAAGGTTGCATTCTGAGTGATTTCGGTACCGGCTGTAATCAAAGCGATTGTCTCGTCAAGACTATTATTTGCGGCAGCCATAGCAGAAGACCCTACCTGCAATGCACTCATGACGTCTTCATTGCTCAGTGCGAATCCATTACCAACAGCATTTACCTTACTAAGAATCCCATCAAGCACTTTGCTGGACTCAATGCCAAAAGCCTTCATAGTCGACACCATACCGTCTGTGGCGGCGGTTATATCCATCTCTGGTGATATGCTAGAGAAGATAGAAGAGTACTGGCTTAGGTCGGTCGCCTCTTTTAGAGAGTATCCCAATCGTGACCAGTCCGCAGCTGTTTGAATCACCTCTTGCGTGGTAGCGCCTAAAGATTTGGCTATTTCGTTTGACTGGAGGTAAAAATTTTCAAATTCAGTTGAAGTGGCAGTAGTTGTCTTTTTTAAGTCTACTAGAGCAGTGTCTAAACCATAAATTTCAGAAATACCAGAACTAACCGTTTGATAAACCTTCATGACGGCCATGAACGGTGTAACATACTGCATCATGCTACTCAAATTGCTTTTAAGTGTACTTGCGAAAGTCAATCCAGTCTTGCCTGCCAATTGGGCTTCCTTGGTTAATGATTGGAATTCTGATTTTATTCCATTAAATCTTACGGAATCACAAGATTGCAACTCAGACTTCAATGTGTTTATTCTTGCACCAAATTGATTAGCGGCGGCGGTGTTTTTTGACAACCACACATCCATATCTAACGACAAATTATTTTTTGCATCAGATAACTTTTGTGCATTAGCCATCGTCTGTTGATTCTTGGTTGCCTCTACAAGCTGATTGTTCACCCTTTTTAGCACTTGTTCGTACTCTTGATAGTCAGCTATTAACTTATCGTCTGAACCCGAACTACCCATAGACTGGATAAGCTCATTTAATCTAGTAAAGTCGCTCTGTAGGCTTGTTGACACCGTAGATAACTTAGACATATTAGCTTCAACGGAAGCGATACTTTTTGAAAAATCTCCATTATCCAAACTTGTACTTATACTGTTTGCTAACTGTGTTTTAGTGTCTGTGACTTTTGCGTCTAACTGCGACAGCTTGTCTGACGTAGACTCAATAACGGCCTGTAATTTTCCCCATTGGTCGACGGATAGATCTCCACTATTGAAAGTCTTCTGGATAGTCTTGTAATCAACCTCAAGTCTATGTAGCTGCGCAGTTAACTCTTGGATTTCAGAAGTATTTTTAGAAGAATCGAGTCCTCCGATTTTCAACTTTAAATTGCCGATATTCTTCTGGATATCTAGCATTTGTTTATAAGCCCAATTCATCTGGTTTACAGCGCCAGATGTTGAACCGCCTAAACCACCACCAAATGAACTTCCCAGCGTAATTTTTACTTTCGAAAGCGAATTAATTTGACTCTTGATAGTGTTCAGCTGATTAGACACGTCTGCCGTATCAATAGTCAATTTAATTTTATTATTATCGCCCAAACCTTTCAGTTGAGCCTGTATACCAGAAAGTGCAGAAGTATCAAGCTCCGCTCCGAGCAGAATTTTAAATTCTTCACTCATATATATAAATCACGCCCTTTCCTCAAAAGTGCATTAAAAACGCACCCGGAAAGGATGCGAAGTATTTTCGTAATTAAAGAAACGGCACCATCGGTTTAAGTGCCGTTTTTGTCATTTAAGATAATATTCATTTCGTCTTTAAGAGATTCCTTTTCAAGTTGCTCCCTTAACTTTTCCAAAGAATTCCATTTCCTATCTTTTGCCGTAGTGTCTGTATATAAGTCCACGAGTGTGTCAGTGCTCCAACCCATAATCTCCTGAATTAATTGTTTTTCAAGACCTAACTCACTAAGGTATGTCGTCCACCAATGACGAATGCTATGCGGATAAAAATGTTTGTCCAAGACATCATCCCATTTCTCCATCCAACTTCTAATAGTGGAGACAACTGCTGGACTACCGTCAGACCTAATAAAAATAAAGTTATGTTCTTTTCCGTTTACTTTCATAATTTGGTTTCTAATGGTCAGCCATTTGTTATACCACGGCAAAAACAAATCCTTGATTAAATACCGTGGCATATGTTTACCATTTACACCACGTCCTTTAACTCGTATGTCCTCGGTAGTTTCAAGAAATAACCCCTCAAAAGCCGTATGGCATTCATCGATCATATCTGTGGTGAACCTCACCAACTCACTCGCTCTTGACCCGGAGGACATAGCGAGAGCTAATAAGCATTGTTCATTCGGCTTATTGATCCTTCCTAGCCAATTCATAAGCTTATCAAGCTCTTCTTTTTTAAAAATGGATTTCTTTCTTACATTCTCTTTTGGCAACTTTTCAATTTTTTTTACAATATTTCTAAAATCGGGATATTTTTCATCATAAAAATTTTCTATCCAATCACTAAAACTGCTTAAACTACTATGCATTTGAGCATACCTGTTTGAACCCCATTTCAAGTCCATACAACAAAAATCAAAAAAATCCATCAAATTGTATTTCTTTAGATCTACAAAAGCGACGTTGTCATTATAGAGCAAATTCCAACTAAATAAAATATTATAATTAGAGCGGTAAACCTTAATGGTGCTAGGCGCGCGTTTGGTGGAAAGATTCTTTAGGAATCTATCTGTGAGCTGTTTGTTTATAGGGTTGATTTGTGCTATTAACTGTGGCGATGTAATAACATTGCGATATGTATCTCTACCCTTTCCTCTTGACAATCAAACACCTCCTTTATTTTATCTGCCTATCTGATGGGTATTCCGCTTGCGATAAGCATACTTTTTAATATCTCAACAGCCTCTGTACTCAATATGGCAATCGGTTCATCCCAAATTGCCGTACCGCTGGCTTTCCCACCATGTTTACCATGGGCGGCTGAATTAAGAGTAGCGCCCGCATCACCTCGTGGGTTAGGATACGTAACGCCATTAAATGTTTTTATTTTATAATCTAAATTTGATGCATCAAAATAAATCTCACACTCATAACCATTGCTGGTCGCACGCACCTCTGATTTAACTAATGAGCGATAAAGTTGGTACGTCCTCTCATACATAACAGGGGAGTATTCCGCATAATATTCTTTTACAAATCTATCAATAATCTGAAAGCATTTTTCTCTCGCCATCTGTACTGCACCGGGCATTTTAGATTTCACATAAGACTCGAACTCTGTAATAGAACGAAATATCATTATTGTTTGAGTCCTTTCTGTCGATTCCTCTCCGCCGCCAATTCTATGATAGACTGTTCCATAATATTGATTCTTCTGTCTTTTTCATCAATAATCTCTTTTTGCCCATTTTTAAATTCATCGGATTCCATATATGCTTTAACGAGCGACTCGGAATTGATCTCGCCATTCATGCCGCTCATTTTCTCCATAAATCCACCTACAGCGGCCATATCTATATTAGAGAATTTTTCGATAAACCCATTAACGTTCTTCAATATATTGCAAAGATAGTCGTTTGTATCGTTGTTTTTGATACCGGTCTTATAAGCAATATTAGAATCAACATTGTTATTCAATTTATCTAAAATATCCTTATCTAAATTAGCCTTGATTATTTCAGCTACTTTTGTCTCTTCGACAAACTTTTCGACGGTCGCCAAATCATCTTTTATTTCCGTCGTATCAACAGTTGAAAACGATACAATTAATCCGAAATCAAACATTGTATCTTTCAACAAGGGTATATAATAGTCGTCATCTACGACAAGATCCGTAACCGCCTTTACAAATTTTGATTGCTGGAGTAAATTAGGTCTCGTGTAAAACTGAAACGACTCCTCGCAACCATCATACTCATAAAATCCTGTTTTTATAGTTTCGCTTACACTCTTATTGCTTTCCATCTTTCTTCCTCCTTGAATTTACAGACTGGTTTCCCTTAGAAAACCTTCAACATCATATTTATAATTGGTTCGCATTAATTCTTGTCCTATTAAAATTGCGTTGTTGTTTTGTATATCATTTTCATTGACGCTTTTCTTTTTGGTGTCTTTTGTCATTAGGATAAAATCGTCAATCATTTGAAAATACGTGTGTTTTGTTTTTCTAAAATTAAAGATAAACCCGCAAACAACCTGATGGGCAGATATAGATAGCAGACCTTTAATCTGGTTTTTCTTAATCATAAATGTTTGCTTTTTACTTTTATCTTCAAAATCTTCTCTCCAAAACGAAAAAGATGTACCTTGCGTAGACTTTAATTCCAACGCATAGAACGTTCGAGTGTTGTCATCGAACATAAAGGCGTCGCAAGGATTATTGGGACTGAATCTTAAATTGTTTTCATCTTTATTGAACGACTGTGCGGGGTCTTTTAGTTTATGGTAAAAACAATGTTTTGGAACGCTATTCTTCCAACATTGCTCAAATTTTTTGCCTTCATTCATAATTTTAATCCTCGCAATTTTTCCATCGCATTTTGTATACCTCATGATCTTTTTTAGAGAATACAAATACGAACACTTTGTCGCTCGTTGGGAAAACATCAATTAACTTTGCACCCCATAAACAGTATGCGGCGCTTTGTTTCACATTTCTAAAGAACACACAGTCATCTTCTATATATAGCAGACCAGTAACATCGCTATATGCTTTCATAATTTCGCCCTTCTTCGCAAAAAATAAGGAAATATATTACACTAAAATGTGAATAATATTTCCTTATCAAATATTAAATTTTAATACCACAACACCATTCACACTTTTAATCATCGGCTCTTCAACCTTCTTGTTCCCCATCGTCAACACTTTCTTTTTTTCTTCTACCACGTTTCCCATCACTCAAAATTTCACTTAATACGCTCTTCGCACCGTCTAAATAAGAATCCATATCTGACAAGTCAACTTTTTCAAGCATTTCTTTAGCTTCCTTTTTAGTGACAATGCTATTGTTATACCATTGAATTGTTTGATATATCTTGAAGTGGCTAGCAGAATCAGTAAACCTTCTCCACGGCGCATATGACTTTACTTCCTCGCATGAGTCACATGCGTGGTATCCGGCCCCACAAATAACACAATAATGGTTTATTTCATTTTGATTTTTTGTCATTTAAAACTCCTTAAGTATCAAGGGTTATCTCAACTGATAACCCTTTTTATACAATAGTATTATTCCGCAAGAATAACCGAAAACAATTCGGCATCTTCACCATCACAGTAACCACTCAGAATTGTAAATTCAAAAGGATGTTTTCCTGTGGAGGTTAGTGCCGTCTCCACCTGTTCTGGATTAAGTTTAGCTTTTTCGGCAAGTATTTTTCCAGCATAAACAGTATTTTCATTACATTTATCTTTGAAGATTGCGTCAATTAAAATACTGCAGGCTTCTGGGAACTTATTTACCTTATTGGAAACCTTCATTGCGCTAGTAGATTTATAGTCATACTCTACATAAACCTTCCCCTTTAGCCCAGTTGGAACAGTTATTACATTATCAGTCATGGTGAAATGAGTAGCGTCAACAGTACCAACCGCCAATTCATACGTATCTGAAATTTCATTATTTGTTAAAGCATAGATATATTTGATGTCTTCTACAGGTGTATTAAGTAGAGTAACCGTGCCACTTGTATCAACTGTTAGAATATCATATGTGGGCACAATGATCTCAGCGCCGGTATCCGCAACTTCCTTTTCTGTGCCATACTGAGCCGCCAACAAGTTAAGACTAATCAAGGAGTTGGTTGCACTAAAGACAGCCTTTTTAGCCCTGTACAGCTTAGTGATCAATGCACCAACAGCATCAGTGACCTCATCTCCTTCAGCGGTTGTCTGCAATTTAGAATCCTCAAGTGTCGTTAGTCGAAACAAAACCTTACCTGTCTCCAAATCTCTAGCAGACAACGCGCGGACTCTGTCAAGAATTAATTCGTTTTTATTCAACATAAATATTATCCTCCTAATTTAAAATAAAAAAATAGAAGCTTTAAGCTCCTATACGTCCAGTCCAATTTAATCTTTCTTTTTCAATCTTTTCAAGATTTACAAATCCGGAGTAAACACCCTGTAATAGTAGTTGTGCATCTTGAATTTTTGGAATCCTCCTTAGACTATCGAAAAATGCGTTTATCTTTAAGTCCCATACTTCTGCATGATTATACTTAAACCCATTGTAATTAACTAGGGCTGAGATAAGAGGCTTCAAGACACTTTCGTAAGGCTTATTTAAATCCATAAGGTATTTTTGTTTTGCATCTTCAATCAATATTAAACGTGTCGCCTCATTGGCAGGCATTTCGTTATTTCTTTTAAAACCATGCATCTTCCTTATCGTATCTACGAGTCTTGAATAAATTGACCTATCTACAGTAATATCTTTTTCTTCATTGTATAAGACAATCTCATTTGTAGTATTATTTTTATATAATTTAAAATCTGCAAAATCAATATCCTTTAAGACTAGCTCTAAAGGATTTATCAACATATCTTTCAAATCCTCATTTGAGTATTTTTTTAACTCTTCGGCATCATTGGATTCCATCAGTTCTTCATGTTGTATTTTTTTGCTTGAGACCAAATGCCAGATTAACTTATAGAATAATTCATAGTCGCTTATCTTTGTGTAATCTATACCAATCTCATTCAGCTGCCACTTCATGTCGGCTCCAACGGAGATAAGGGTATATATGGACCCAAAATATTTTTGCTCACCGAACTCCTCGATTTGACCCAACTCTGGCTGAGTTACAATAATCTTTGAGGTTATGGGTATGTCACGACCACGGTATATCATTAACTCATCATTCACGCAACCACCTACTCGATCTCGCACAAGCTAGTATTGATACTCTTGGTCTCAAGCACCATTTTCCTGAACACATAATCCTTTTGAAAAGAACCCTCTATATTACTAGTTAGTTTGAGCACCCCTAATCCAAAATCTGAGCGGCCATTGAATTTTAAGTCTAATAACTCCGAAATATAATCGTTTCTATTAATCTTCACTTTTGGAATGTTTTTTACAGCCATGTGCATTTCGTGGGAAATAATCCAAAACTCCAACGTTGGCTTAGTAAAAGTGTAGTTGGAATCATTAAGATTATAATTATCAGGTATGTGGACTTGAATGGTAATAAAGGTAATGGCAGTATTTAAAGTGTGAGGGTTTTGATTGAAATCAAAAATATGAGTATATAATAGTTCTTCCGGATTTGTTATTTTAGGACTATCTATGGCCTTAATTATTAAGTCGTCATTGATTAACTCTTTAACTACTCTGGTTTTTATTGAAGCTATAATTGAACTATTCGGCATGATTTATAAAAGAGAATCTATATTAATCAAAACAGAAGACCGATAGTTATCATTTTCATCTGATAACACTAATTTAATAATCTCATCGATATATGCATCGTTATCAATACTAATTCTGATTAGATTCCCTACCTCCTCCACAATTAATTCGGATTTAAAATTACAGATGATATCCCACTTTATCATAACCCCATCCATGACTTCATCACCATTTTCATCAAAGAAATGAGCTTCGAATGTTTTATGACTTCCTCCGGATTTGATGATATTCGTTTGATATGTGATTTGTGAACAACTAACACTTTTTTCAATCAAGTCAGACTTGATGTCGTCACGGTAATCACAAATCCCTAAATCCGGTCTATCATGATCTTCAACCCTAACATGTTCAGTAACCGTCACTTTACATAAGCCCCTACCATAATTGTAGGACGTCGTATCATTCTGCGTCACAATAAATGAAGTCGGGTTCACTCGATCTTTATCAAGATAGAATCTCTGTGGCGAGTTTACGACTACTGTGTTTTCGTCGTATGGCAATGTTAAGATGTGCTGTGACGTACCGATGGTGAAATTTCTATTAGACGTTTCACCAGAATTGTATTGGGTACTATTCATATCCTGACATGGGTATTCGAAAATATCTCCTTTTTTATCTTGCCATCTTAGAATCCAATTGCATCTTGTCAACTTACCCTGGAAATGGATATCGTCAATGTTAAAAGACTCCGTGCAAAGATAATATATATCCGAAATGAAATCATATACAATATCACCACAAATAATAGGTCGATCTAACAATGTTTGGAATTTGATTACCTCTCCGTTGGCAGCTGAGAACTTGCACCCATAAATTCTTATCTTAATGCATTTTTCGCTTTCCCAATCTTTTACCCCATGTCTCCATATATACATCCCCTTTTTATACGAAGCATCGTCGCTAAATGTTTTATCTAAAAGCATCTTACTGTCAAGAATATGTTGACCCCTGACCGAGCCGCCACTCAATTCCATACGTCTATTGAATCTGTTCAAACAATCCATGATGACGCACCTGCTTCCCTTTTCTTCTGTAACTCCTCCCACTTATTCATCCAAGAATAGCGGGAAAGCAGTGTTTCATTCTCGGATAAAAAAGTAGTATGCATAAGTATCATTTTATCCAAAAGGTTTGCCGGGGAAAAGGCATTGAAGTCTGATGAGCTTAATGTGGCTTTTAGCACTGTTGGAACTCTGATATAATTAGAATCAATGTATTCCAATACTAAATAGTTTCCGATAATATCAACCTCGGTATCACTAAGCTCCTCATTAAACTGCTCCAAGCTATCATCCCTATCTGACAAATCCTTTTTGCAAACATAAAACTTAACAGTCGCAGGAGTAAGGTAGTCACGAAGCATTTCCTTAACCTCGTCGGGATCCATCATAGGTATATCGTAACTCTTAAATTTAGGAAGGATGTTGGCATATATTCTTTCATAAGGAGTAGGCATAGTATACCACTCCTTCCTATTCTTGGATTAAGCTGACTAAATCCATATTGAAACGTCTTTCTAAATTGCGAATCACAAAGACATCTGTTATTTCACCAGATGCTACCATGCTTTTAATTTTAGTTGCGATGGTGTATTTTAGACCATTAGGGGTAGACGAGATAACTTCACCAACAGAGCCAATATTATCTTTTATGTATGATGTAGGTTTCATTAAAAATTCATAATTATTATAATCCTTTGACAATCCGAATGCCTTAATAACCCTGTCGTCCAATGGTTTGAGCAACATATTTTTAAAATAATTCTTGTGATTTCTCCAAATATTTTTTAAGATAGAATATGTCAATGCCTCTCTTTGTCCTACCTCAGTCCACTCATAACGTTCTCCAGTGGTCTTGTCAAAATAGGATACGTTGGGTATAAGTGAAATAACGCTAATTTCATCGGTGTCCTTTAGTGCAACCGTTCTGTTTGTGTTTTTTGTCTCGGTATTGACAGTAGTCTCAGACGCAGATTTATTAGTATCTACAGCAGAAGCTATATCGTCAACGATTTTCGATTTTGCAGCCATAATAAATTCACCCTTTCTCAATCAGCCCTTAAACCATAGTAAACACGCCAAAATAAGGAGGTAACACTAATCCCATACCAAATTTTGTCTGAATCTGCGTATCAACAGTCATGTCATTATTGTTTGCTTTAGCTTCAGTGGTTTTAGTGCGGGTATCTCCTTCAAACTCTAATTTTATAGGTTTGGTGCTACCGCCCATAATAAATAATTTTGTGTTATCCAATGCTAAATCAAACGTGCCAGACTTAAGAACCTGTGGTATCGGAAGCAAGGCATTTCCTTCCCAGTTCCCAATTGAACCGGTCAGGGCTTTTGCTTCTCTTTGAGAATCCGCAAACATTTTATCTGGAATAACATCTGCTAGCTTTCTAAGCGCACTCCTTGTTCCAGCGATAGTGATAGAGTCATAACCTCCGGCGGCGGCAACTTTATCTACCATGTCCGACACAGCCCCTTCGTCATTTCCGCTGCTTACAAAATCAGCTGGGACTGAGTTCTCCACATTATGAAACTGAACATGAAGCCTATCCTTAATATACTTATTAACGGCGCTATAAACTTTGTCCGTGATTTTTTCCAGACTCCCAGTCACGCCAAGCAAAAATCTTTCTAGGTCTTCATAGCAATTAACGTAAACCCACTCTTTAGGTAGACTAATCACTTCGCCAACATCAAGCGGCTCTCTGTCCGTATCCCAGTGATTTCCGGCAAAAGAAGTCGCAGACAACATGCCGCCCTCCGAATAAAAATCACTCATATCTCCAAAGTATCTATTTTTTGTTTCAACAAATGCATTAATAAATGGCGAATCGAGAACATTCTCACCAATAGTCACATTAACAATTTCCTCAAATATTTCATATAACACTATGTTATTTCTACGTACCGCCTGATAAAGCGTCCTGCCGCCCAATATTTCATTTTGGATCCTGTCGCGCAGAAAGTCCTCTAACGCCTTTTTATTCAGTTTTTCAGAATCGATATGAGTAGAGAAATCACCTCTCGCCAAATCCTTGGTCAGCTCAAAAATCTCAAGATTTTCTTTACTGAAATTAGTTTTAATCATAATCTAGTCCCCCTTATTAAACTAAAGTCTTAACTCTGCATACGTACATCTCTCTGGAATAACCATATACGCTAGCAGGTGTAACCAACGTATTGCCACGAATACGTTTCTTTTCAATTACAGCATTCATAACAGCACCAGCAGTGGCGGTACCGTTCACAACCAACTTTCCGGTAGTTCCGTCAATGGTTAAAAATTTATCTACTGCGGCATCTCCTCTAGTAGCCGGTGTAAGACAAACCGCATTAACGGCAAACTTATCATTCTTCTTCACCTCTCGAACTCTAAATCTAGTGCCCGCACTAATGATAAATTTATCTTTTCGCTGATTGTTTGTTTTGCTGGTATCGTAATCCCACGCAGGTTGGTCGGCCACAACCACCGTTTCGCCATCTGCATAGCCGGGTACAAACTTATATGCATCACTTTCCCCACCCTCTAGGCTGCCTAAGTACCCGAACGTACCATTTTCAATATCAATATCTGCAACAACATCAAAAATTCTTGCCGCACCCTTTGTGCTTAACATATTAGTGCTCTCAAAAACTCCGTATTCCATAAAACTTATCCTCCTTTATTTAGTGATTAACGGGTATGTATCCATATTTGGTTTTTATAAAATCGCCGTCTTCTGTGTGAGGATTGGGAATGTCCAACGCATCCTCATTTTTAGACTTTAAAAAATCTGTCTTTATATCAAGTGTTTTCTTTACATAAAGCAGGGCACATTGTTCGTTAATCTCTTCAATGCTCAACTCATTACTTTTTTCTTTGATTTCAACGTAATCTGCAACATCGCTTAAATGTGCGTCAAATTTTAAAAACAGTACCTCTTTTTGCTCAGAGACCTTTTCTTCAGCTCTTGCATTCTCAGCGGCACTTAATTTTTCATATAAAGGCTTAATTTCGTCGAATTCTTTTTTTACTTTTGAGTAGTTAGATTCTACGCTCATTTTTTCATCTACAACTGCGGCTATCTTTTTCGTTACGGATTCCTCAAAATCTTTAATATGTTTATCAAAATTAAAAGCGCCCTCCAATTCGACGGCACCCTCAACAAAATCATCATATCTAAGTTTCTTTCTTTTTCCGCTTTCAAAGTCAATCTCCGTATTGTCACCATTCGCAGTAAAACTGAATCCGTAGGTGTTATAGTTTTTACCCCTATCCACAACAATGACTTCGTTATCTTGGATATCTCGCAAATAATATCTAGGAACATCGTCGCCCCAGTAATTTTTTATGGTATCTTGTTGACTTACAATTTGACTTATATTTTCAAACTGCTCTGTTGCAGTCAACGAAAAATCTGTTTTTGGCATATTATTGTTACCTCCCTGTTTATCTATTGTTTTTGTGAATTCAATCAACTTATTTGATAGTTCGTTTTGTATGTTCTTAACAAAGTCAGCAAGAGTAAATTGAACCTCAATTGTGGAGTTGATCATCCCTGGCTCTTGGTCTTGCCCTAGAATACAAGCGGCTCTAAATGAAAATTTCGTAAAATGAAAAATATTATCCTCATCCTCATAACCATCAATAGAATCATCATCGTCCCATAATTCCATCGAATGAGACTTCGTGAGGTCTCGGTTGATGATGTCCGAGCTATCATCGAACATATTCCACATTAAACCATCAACAACCAAAAAGGTGCGCTCAACACCGTCGTCACAAATCCTTTTTTCATAATGAGCATTATTATCAAATGTACTTTTTATAACACCATAGGCGTTACCAATGTACTTCCTTATGGAACCTTGGTTATCCTTTTTCGTTATAATATAACGGTGGTCGCTAAAATCTTTTTCGCCTGCGGAGTTATCTTCGATAAAGCCGACAATAGGAATATAATCAAGAGTAGAAAGTGCTGTATCTACGACGGATTTTTCAAAAATGCCACCATTAAAATTTTGACCTAAATGCATCAACCAAACTTTGACTTTGGTAAATCTAGCATCTTCTGCCATGAATTCCGTACCTACCTTTTGAAACATGACGGGGAATGACAAAATAGATTTTTTCAGATTAATCACCTCCATCGACTATCTTTTTGAGTTTGAGTCGTTTGTTTGAGTTTGCTCCCCGCTTTCAGTTAACGTGTCCCCGTTTGAAGCATTGGTGGGTCTACCACCATCCGACGACGGTGTTCCGCTGGGTTGAGTATATGAAGTCGCCAACGGTACAAGGTTATTGCTAAAATTAAATATATCTTTTTGTAAAATAAAAGACCCCATTATTCTTGACGGAGTCAAACCTAATGCCGCCAACCATTTATCAACAACGGGAGCGCCTAGTGTGCAAGCATCCTTATAACGTGCAATCGCCGCATCCTTATTAAATATGGTTGCATCTATTAAATAAAAAAAGAACTTAAACGTGCTTTTGTTATACTTATTTATTTTTATATAACGATTCACCCATCGCTCAAATTGCCTATACAGCCCATACGTAAATCCAGAATCATTTTCAATTGAGAACGTAACAGCTGTTCCACTTGCGGAACCGTTAAACAACTCTTTGGTTACACCACTGGAATTATAAATATCATCCGTCGCTTCTTCTACATTATTTCTGGTATTGTTGGAATCTTTAAAGCTAATAGGCTCACCCTTCCCAGGAGTATGTATTAAACCTATGTCGTCACTCATGTTTTCTTTGTTTATCTGTGCGAAAACACTTAATATCTTATCTGTAATCATAAGCTTATCAACTGTTTTATCATCATTAGGAATTTGAATCATTATAGCCTTGTAGTTATCGGTTCTTGCAGACTGCAATTTTAGTTTTTTATATACATCTAGATCCAAGATATCCCTGACAAGATTAATCAATAACGGGTATGGATAAGTCAGGTGCTGATTAAATTTAATGCATATCTGTTTATCCGCAGGAGGTGAGTACCACCTATTTGTATTATTTTTTTTGTTAGGGTCTGTAAAATCAATGTATGCTTGCTTAATGTAATTAGGATAGGCATTAAGGTTTGTGGGTTTGATAGAAGACAAGTCTATTTTAAAATTATATAGACCGTCTTGAATTTGACTCAGCTTACATATTTGGTGATCTAATTGCTGAATAAAAAAATCTGTAGCCCCCTCAACAGTCACGCCATAAAAGACATCTTGGCTTGGGAGGACTTTTGCAATTTTTGAAAATTCATGTTTGATGTTCATATGCTCTAATTTACCAGCCAAGGAAGTATATAGCTTCTTTAGTGTAGTGGTATTGTAATTATCTTTTACATCATACAGATCAATTCCCCAATAAAAAACAACCATATTACTATAATAATTATTCAGTTTATTGTAATGCGGGGATACCCTCATGAGATAATCGCTGGCATCTACTAGTTTTTTATGTGCGACACTGGGATGTTCAAGGGCGAAGTTTATATCTTTTAATGAATATGCCCCCAAAGACTTAGTTTCCAATATGTTGTTCGTGCACAAATCATGAATCATTAAATTTTTGAACGAAGACCAGTCAATAGGTTTTTCGCCGTCTATCGACTGACTGAAGTTTTTTTCATCCCTGTCATAATCTGATTTTGAATATATTTCAACATAATCTCTTTGCCTTCTTTTTGCGGTCACCAGTTTTTTTTTTGACATCCTTTTATTGCTCACACCATCATCCACCTCCTATTGCACCATTTGTGGCTTTTTATTTATTTTTCTAAGAGCATCCGCAAATGCTTTCACGTCTAATTCAGAGCTTGGTTTCTGCAAATCTCTTTCTAATTGACATTGCACCCAATAGTTATAGCTTAAACTACTATACCTATCTTTTCGCATACCAGATTTTTCAAATACTCTAATATTTGTACCGTTAACTTCATGATTTAACTGGATAAGTTCATTCACAAGCAAACTGGTTTGTATATATGGCATTTCGTAAGCAACCCGTTCATTAATAGGCAATTTCATAAAGTCCTTAATTTTTTCCCTTAATAAGTCTTTCGCCTCATACTCCGGGATAAGAAGATTTAACTTTCCCCTTTGGAAACCGCTTCGTAAAGCAAGACACACTGCGGTATTAAAGGAAGCGCTCGCTTTTATCGACCAGATCTCTTTTGGCGCACTATCAATCTTGCAACGATTCGCCATTTCCTGATCATTACAACAGGATAGAGCGTGATATACTTCCCCAGTTTCGGGGTCATAAATATCTCTAATCAATTCATCATAAACCCCTGAACCCTGATTCTCTGTGTCGAGAACTAAGTCTGTACATTTATATTGCTTATATAGCCTTCTTATAATTAATGAGAGATCATCTGTTGTTAATCCTTCGTGGTTTTCTAAATAGATAATATTTGCGACATAAGTATTATTTTTTGTTGGAATAGCACTATTAATAATAATTGCACTTGCATCATTTTTGTTTTTCGTTGACGCCATCAGTGCAATATCAGCCGACAATATTCTTTTTTCATTCGTTACCAAGTCGGGAACCCTATTATTTCTGCCAGTTGATTTGGTTGGAGGGTATACAGCAGTTTTTAATTTCCTGCGCTTGGAGATATCATCAAATGTAAAGAACGCCCCCTCAGTATCACCAAAAAATAAACATTCCATTTCCATGGAAAATATCATCGCATCAAAGTCAGATTCCGACATTTCATCTATAATATCACTCCTGAACAACATGTGTTCTTTGATGGCAATTTGATACGGAAGTCCACAAATAAAATATTTTTTTGCATCATCGAGGGAGTTCACAAAAAACGTCTTAGCCTTTTCGTAAGACCAATGGGATTTATACCACGCTGACGTCATATAGATTTCCTTGTTAGGTTCTTCTTCCTCTAAATGCTTGTATTCTGAATTGTTTAAATACGGAGGAAGCCTGCGATCTGTCAAAAATCTTTTTAAAACGGTCTTGATTATATTTTTATCAACCATTCTGAATTCGTCAAGGACTAGGATATTGGCTCTAAAACCCCTTGCAGTATCCCCGGCTGTTACCACTTTTATCCAAGAACTATTCTTAAACTCTATTACGGCACGCTGTGTGCTTATGGTGTGATATGAAATTTCATTAAGAAGATTTGCGGAACCCCAGTCGTGCTTTTTGCACAACTCTTCCATAATCTTAGATAAAACCTCATTACCTTGAGTTCTCGTTGCGGAGGCTACACATATTTTAGTTCCAGGGAATAAAATACATCTAATAACGCAAAAGACAGCAATTAGCCATGTTTTTCCAAGACCACGACTCGCAATGTACATAATATGATCATTGTGCATCATGGCATAAATCAAAATCTTTTGAAATAATTTTAAACCTATATTCAGGAAGTCCTTACAAAACCTATGGGGGTTATATCTATAAAACGACGACCAGAATGCCACCCCATTCATTACTCTTTCTGATTTTTCATTTGCGAGTTCTTTATCTGTTTTTTTAGCAGTAGATGTATCTATCATAAAGGTCAATCCTTCATATTGCTATCCGAACCAAATATAGCATCAAATAAAACCTCATTGTTCTCATCTTCGGTATACTTTGGCTCTTCAACAGTATATTTCTTCATAAACTTTGTGTATAAATTAGAAAAGGCATTCTTAACCCCGACCATTATGGACGTATGCCCTTTAAAAAATACATCAATATAAAGTCCGACCTTATCAACATCTTTAAGTTCCTCGTCTACTTCAGGCAATGGTCTTTCTGTTTCCCATTTCTGAATCAAGGTTCCTAAACTGTGGCTCTCCGATAATGCGTCGGTCGCATTTTGTCGTGGTTGTAGATTACCAGTGCCTAATATGTCCTGAAATGACTTGTCTATATCTTTGGTGCTTTCGCCTGTTCTTGTGGCTTTCAAGCGCTCTAATTGCTTAAATGATAATGTTTTGAATAGTTCCTCCTGAACCTTCGTTTGACATTCGTGGCGGGCAACCCAATCATCATATTGTTCCTGTAAAAATACATAATCCTCTTCTGGGAGACCAATACCAAAGAACTTAACCGTCGTTCGGCTTATATTGCCGTTTTTATCTACATCATCAATAGAGTTAATAGTATCGTCGTCTCCATGTATGCTGAGAGTAGTATCGTATGTTTTTCCTTTATACTGCCTCATATTATTCTTGCTAATGTAAGATGATATAAGGGAATTCTTTTTGCTCGTTTTACAAGCGGCTTTAAATAAACCCTCATCATAATACATGTCGAATAACTGACACAATCTTTTAACGGCCTTTAGCTCATTTCCATCATATATATCAACATAATGATTGAATAGTTTCACAACACAGGTATTACAAATCGGTATATGATAGTCCAACCCCGAATACAATTCAGATTGAGAAGCTGGAAAGTCTGGTAGTATATTGATTTTTTCAGTAGGTTTTTTAGGCGGCATTTTATTTACTGGATATTTCTTCCCACACTTACTACAAACATAATGGCTCGGAAAGTTATCTAAGAAAGCATTTGATAAAATATTATTTTTATCAGTCAAATCACATCACCGCCTTTTATTTAAAGATAAAGACCATAAAAAAATAACAGCGTGAAAATCACGCTGTTAAAACAATTTTACGTTCATCAAAACTCGATAGGGTACGCAGCCTTTATGCCCTTGTCTGTGCATACGCACACCATCTGACTCGGCTTACCACTCAATCTTTTTTCTAATGTATAATTGTCACCGCTTCCCGCCAGTGACCCGCCACGAATCATCTTTATGCCACCAACTTCGTCAATAGCACACGTATGAGTGTGTCCAAATGTAATAGCATAAGGGAAGATGCCCAACATTAACACTAAATTCGAAACACCACTTTTTGCAAACAAATCGTAGTCTCCGTGAACATTTACATATAATTTATCTCTAATAGTCAACGTTGAAATTGATGTGTCATATTTTTGCTTCAACACCTCAATATTTTTTATATGAGATAGTTTAGCTTCGGCATACCACTCCACGAGACTATCTAGCCGTTCGTCGTGCAGAGCATCTGCCTTCTTGTCAATTCTGGAATGGTTTCCTGTTACGCTCGTCATGTATACTTGGTTAAAATGATTGCTTAACTCATACAAGAAAGAGGTAACAAGCTCACTTGCTAGCGTAATTTGTTCAATCACATTCTCCCTATTGGTGATGGCTATAGTTTTATGTATGCTATTAGATATCAGATCGCCTTGAAGAGACACGTAGCAGTTTTCGGAATTATGTATCTTTTGAATCTGTAGGATTTCATTTAAGTATTGTTCAATCCTGTCCTTGGCAATATCTGAATCGTATGTGCCGAAAACAGAAGAGAAACATTGGCCAATATGTAAATCTGACAGTATTACTAACAAATCGTTATCTGATTTAGTTATAACTAAATCATGCACGTTGTAACTTATTCTCCCCTGATTGGAAATCCTGTCCTCTAAAATATCAAGGTTCTCCTCGGTACGCCCCTCAATATAGTTGATCTTTTGCCAAGCATTTCTTTCATCCCTAAATCGAATTTTAGCCTTCTCAAGCTCTCGCTTCTGAACTTGCAGCTCTTTAAAATATTCATCGTTTTGAAAACTATTAAATACTCCAGACTCATAAAAATCCCTAGCATACTTTACTGATTTACGGAAGGCAGACTCGCCCTTAAAATCAGTTTCATCATCAAACAGTTCCGAATTAACAAAAGGCGTCACTTCTTCCCAGTTTTTATATTTGCCTTCACGAATCAAATTATCAATGCGCCATAAGTATGTATAGTAATTCTCATCTTTTGATTTCTTTAACCCCAAAATAGTTATCGCCCCTTCTTCCTTAATTCTATCTATTTAGCTACACCTCTTCATCAATTTTCTCCACGAAGGTGAGGGAGATATTCTTCCCATCAAACATAGATAATTCTTTTTTGATTGAAGTTTCCTCCCCATCTATGTCGACGGTCATAGAAGTAGAATTAAGAATGCCATCAATCTGAATTTTTTCAGTAGTAGTTTTTGTGTGTTTATACTTTGCCATTTCTTCGTTTCCTCCATTTTCTAAATTCACATAAAGCCACCAAGTGACTTTCCTAATACAATTCCGAAATATACATCTCATTAAACTTTAATTAATTAGTGCTATTTATTGAAAACTAAAATGTTTATCAAATGATAAGCGTTTTTCGCATATGGTAGACAGACAATGATGAACTAATATCATCCCACTAGTGAGTGGTTTGATTGTTTAAGCAACAAACGACTATTTTGTTAGTGCCGCCGCCACACCTCTCTGTTGACAATAGTACTTCTCCGTTGCTAATCTAGTAGAACCCCGTTCTTAGACTTGTTATAATGCCTGCGACGGTGCGCGTGTAGCAATCTTCCGATACAATCTGTTTATTGCCACGGAGACGTCGCAGAAAAGTACAGTTTATTCTGTATCATCTTATGTTTTGGGCTATCTTATAGAGTTCTCTATCCTTATGGGAGAACTATTATGAAAAGAGAGCCGCTGCATAAGATAAACGGCTTCACAGAGAATTGAACTCTGGTCTTTGCATAGACAGTGCAATATCTTACCATTAGACCACGAAGCCTTAATGGTGGGCTTGGTCTGCACAAACCCACCAAATGGAAGAAAGGTGAAAGTCTATATAAGACGAATTAACATTGCGTCAAACATAGCAAATAAAATATAGGCAAATCCACAAGGAATTCACATCCAATTGCTTTATAAAACAACTGGATAAATAACTAACATCAGTAAAATGAATCAGTAAAATGAATCAACAAAATGAATCACTCTTATTAGTTATTCAATAACAGAAAGATTTTTTTTGAATATCAAGTTATATAATCCGAAAATATCATTTCCATCTAGTTTATATTTGCCATTGTTACGTAAAGGGACGTTCATCTTCAGCATCAGTGATTTTGATTTTACATTACCATTCCACGACAGCACCTTTTCATCAGACGTCCTCTCAATGTATCTGTAATTAATTAATTCTGTTAGATACCTATGATTCAAATTGCCACGATTTACCTTTATCCAATTTGAAACCGCCGATATAGAGCAATCGAATTCCCCTTTGTTATTTGCAGAAACTTTAGAAAGGCAGAGCAATGACAGCGCAAATAATCTAAGTGGTTTACTATCAAATCTCCTCGTGATTTCGTCTATATCACTATTGCTAATTCTAACAATGGAGCTTTCACGTAAAGGAACATTGTCTTTTAGAACCCTATTAATAATCCCATTCAGATTACATGATATGTAAACGTTATGCTGTTTGCCCCAATAGAATATTTTATCCCTGATCTCTAAGAACGGTAAGCCCTGTTGCTTATAATACTTCGCTATCAGGTAGCAAATGCGGTATATGCATTTTTTATCTATGTTTTTACCATCTAAATAATCCTTAACCTCTAAAACCTCATCAATCAACAACATCATCCTTTCCCTCTTTTGTTTCTACGGGTAGTGAAAAATTATATTTCCTCCCCAAATATTCATATTTCCCATTTTTATCTAAAACAGGTATTTCAAACGATACCTGTTCGATATTCTCCAAAATCCCTTCACTCGCCACCCTCCAAATAAACTTCTTGTTTTTATCAGGGTGCATTTTGTAACTGAGGAGCACGGCAACGTTGGCGAGCATCTTTTTATTGGGACATGCCTTCACGCACTCATTTTTATACTTGTTATAATAATGGTTCCAATTCATCACAAAGTGCTTGGCATCGCTTTTGGTTATGACGCCGTCGAGCTCATCTTTGTATTTGTCGTAATTGTTAATCATATTTTGTTCTTTGCCCAGCTGCTTCATTTCATCACAAAATCTTAAATATATGTCCTCTATCGTAAAAAGGATATCGTCGGGAATAACAATAGACTTATCTATCATGATTGAGTAGTCAAAATCCTTATATGTCCTCTTGAACCGAATTGGTTTCTCCCATCTTTCGATCTCTTTACATAATTTGTTCATATTGCTGTTGGAGTGTAGGAATTTCTTTAGCTTGGAATAGTATTCTCCCGCATACTTCATAAAATAAGGCTGTGGTTTTGCGTACTTAGCTATATTTCTGGGGATATTGTATATCACACCCGTTTTGGCTGCATCAATAGCCTTCCCATTGATCACACTAAGCAAATCAATGTACGACTCGTATTTCAACTTCTGCTCCTTGGATTTTGGCGATTTATTATGATAAGTGGTGGCGCAATTGCTCGTCTCACCAATTAAGCTATTCATAGTCCTAAGAATAAAATTTGCAAAATTATCTTTCGTGTCCTCCTCCTCCATGGCAGTAATCTTGTCCTCGATATCTATGACGGTAGCGGCACTCCGGTCGACCCCTCTCATCATGACCGGATTATCAACAACTAGAACCAAATCTCCATCGAAATCTGCTCCATTCAATTGTTGTGGTGTAATGCTTTTTCCATTAATGATGCAAGTATTAGCCAGATGGCTACAGTATCCTCTCAGCTGTTCGTTGTTGACGGCATTCAATATGACGTGCTCAGATTTGCATATATGGGGATTTCTTTCAATAAGCCGTTCCCCCCGCATGACGCCAGTAGAATCAAAAGAATAGAATTCATCTTCCCCTAAACATCCATTAGGCTCGAGCCCACCAATATGCTCCATCAACATGATAGGGTCGACAACCAAGAACTTGAATGATGACCTTAACCAAAGTTTCCCACACTTCATCTCGTCTTTATATTTTTTAATCAGGTATATCAAATAGTTTCTGACAGATGACTCTTTCAAGATTTCTGGGTTCTTCATGATTGCCTTGGCGTAATCATTCATGGCAGCATTTGGCTTGTCGGCAACCAACCCTAAAAAGCAATATGTATATAATCTGTCACCGTCGATGATTTTTTTTATCCAGTCGATGGAGTCCTTTGCAATCGTCGCAAACTCCTCATACGGCAGCTCCAAGTCTTGAAAAATCTGATAATTTCCCCTAGTATACAATGGCTCCTCGTCCAAGCTGAAATTCCATTTTGCGATGCCAAGACAATGGTCATATTTCCTGAACCTTCTCCAATACTCCTCCCAATCCGAGTAATCACCGTTGACCTTAAAATACTTCATGCCTTTATACATTGATTCAGTCATGATGATCATGGGCTCTGAAAAATCATGCTCATGCCCCCAGACATCTTTTATTTTTGTGATGCCCCTCTCGGCGAAAAAAGTCTCATAATCCATCTCATTTGTCACCCCTTTGATATATGGAGCTCTCCATAAAATGGATGTCAAATCGGTATCGCTACCTATCATTTCCTTTGCTGTCTTGGAAATATTTGGGTGGTGAATACCAGAGCCGTCAAACACATTGATGGTGATATCCTTATGCGTCTCCGCAATGTCTTTCTGCACCCACCTCCGCTTGTTGCCATCCTTATCAACAAACTCTGTCTCTTTGTCATATGCATACTTTATGCGTTGGTCTGAAACGGTTCGGTAATAGTCGGGGACTATCACGATTTTAGGATACCAGCCATCAAGGCAATGGCAGGAGCTTAACATCAGCCCACGGTAGGCATAGTATTTTGACAGCACCTTCTTGGGCAGGTCGATATCCATTGTTATGCGCATGTTCAGCTCCCTCTCAACCCTTGAATCCACGAAGCTCAATATGGACGTCCTCGTCATGGATGCAGAACGCTCGCACACGCTGAACTCTTGAGACACTAACTTGAACCCATTGAGCACCAGAGACCTCAAATGCTCCTCGTAAGACTTTCCACCTTTGCAGTCGACGAAGTTTATATACTTCTGGAAATCGGACGTGCTGTCGGTTATCAGCCGTATCTGGCGAAACAATAAATTATCTTGCTGTTTGACATTGAATATCTGCTCTTCTCCTTTTTTGGGCTTTAGCTTAAAATTATTGTCCATAAGATATTTGAACGGAAACTTGTTCACGGTATATAATTTTGGTGCTAACATAAATAGCGGATTCTCCTTCCGTGTTTTCTAAATTGGTTGTTATCATTGAAATTAATAATCGCAATAATCTTCGCAATGATTAAAGAAACTCTTGATAAAATCATAAAACTCCTCCTCATCGTCGTTATGAATATTGTCAACACCAGACCTTAATGCCCGCTTATCTTCTGGTGGATAAAAATCTTCTTCTGTAATCTCATGAAACCCTTTTGGTAAATTCAATTTTTGTCACCTCGTCCCACTAGTTGTCCTAGTATTTTTTTCTTGTTTTTTATCTCTTGCAAATAGTACCCCTCGCCGCCGGAAACCTCCTCGATAACTCCGTGCTTATTCCTTCGTCTCCTGTATGTATTTGAAAATAAAGTCTGGCCTGTATACCACCGATTCCCCACATTACTGCGACAAAGCTCCTCATGATACACGAGCCCGAGCATACCTAGAACCTTTACGGCTCTTGAGATGTTCCTTGCTGAATATGATATGTCACATGCGATATCTTTATAAAAAGCGTTGTACGTCTCGGGATACCGCCTCCGGTTCTCCTGCTCCGTGCTGCCATCCATAGGGTCGGGGCTCCTCAATCGTATCCTTAACCTCAAATATGCGAACACTGTAAGGAGCAGGGCGGTGGTCATGCGTCCAACCTCGCCTTCTTGAATATGGCTCTTAAAATCTATGACTCTAAGCAGTTCATCCAGATAGACAATCGCAAAATTGTTAGTAGGGAAAAACTTATCATAATCAAGATCTACCGAGATCATTGACTTTGACAATTTATGCAATGGCATGTCGCCGTCAAAATATACATACCCCTTCTCCACGAGTCTCCCGAAAGCGTCTGAAAACATGTGGTTTGATTTTCCGACATGACTATCCGGCTTATATCCGCACCACCTTACCAAGTGGTCGAGCGTGAAGTCCACCGTATAAAAGAGGTTCTTGTTCGTGGCTAAAAAAGAGTATGTCAATATATCGTGATTGCCGCAGCCGTCTTTCGTGGCGCCGCAAATAATTTCTTGTGGTATTTTTATGGAAATCTTTTTTATATTTTCTGCTATCCTCATCTCGCTTTTATCACCCCCAATCGTAGTCTGGTTTTGTCATTGAAAATTATTCCATTTTTACTTTTAGTCCACTGATTTGATGGACTAAAAAATAATATCATATGCTTTTAGTCCATTGATTTGATGGACAACTCGACGTTCTTAACATATATATTACTTAATAACCTAGTATATAATAAGTGTCGCTATGATATAATAAGTGTCGCTATGCTCCACATCCGATTTAAGTAATAATATTTTTATTTAAAATTAGTATTCATTCGCTTTATTCAATTTTTATTTATGATCCTCTTATAGTTCTATAAACCTTTCTTGTAAGAGAATCCTTTTATTTTCATCACCTTCTTTCGAAAAGCCTATATTAGAAGTCTATACTAGATGCCTTATTATTTATAATTTGCAAACAGTTATCTGCCATATATTTATCTGAGACTCATTTTCAATTACCTGTTTCCATGAATCGCTTTTATCTTAGTTTGTAATTCTATGAAATTCTATGAGATAGATTTTCATTAATACGATTCTATGAGGCAGATGCCATATAAGTTATTTTTTTTGAGTTCGGATAAAGCATAAATGTAATACTAAACACTTGATTATATTGAAAATCAATTGCTTATGTAGGTATATTCGGTAGGATTACTTAAAAGCCATGTGTAAAACTTTAATTTTCTTAGCAACCATAAGGCTTTTAATGATCCTTTTATGCCAACAGAAGATACACATCTCTTAAAAATTCGGTAAACATATTGGTTTTACTGGGCTTAAGCTATATTAAGTTTAATTGAGATTGATATTTTACATTTTTGAGACTATCTGACGACGAAAATGAATTTCTACTTTCTTCTCCCAAAGACGGTCTATCACACACAATTCTAATTTTAACTCGCTTTAACTTGCAATAATTTTCAGCAGTTTACTTATGAATCTAAAATATATCATCCTACTAATAATATATGTAAAACAGTGGGTTGAGGGGAACCTAATAGTGAAAATAATTTAAAAATTTTGTGAATATGCTAGTGGGAATTGATGGGAAATTAAAATAGGAAAGTATGGCACGAATATATTGAAGAGGATTTTCAGAAGAATATTTTTAGTAAATTTTGGTGTTGCTACCGAACCTCTACCGAACTTAATCTTGGAATTAAGAGGTAGAGGTTGGTAAAATTTGATATAGTGATAAAAGTGCTTAGAAAAATAAATCTCGGGATTATATGGTGAAAGAGACTATACAAAAAACATGAAATAAAAAAGAATTGAAAATGTAAACTATCCCCCATCGGCGGTGGGAGTGCTGATAAACAAAGGGTGTAATAGTAGCGGATGTGATATTATATATTTTTATCACATCCGTTTAATGCGTTGACTAGGTGATATAGTTATTAAAACTATGTTTCAATCTACTATAATGTAAAGTGATATTACTTGACATTTTTTATGGTTGGTTGGCTTTAAGTATAAAGTAAAAATACTTGACAATCGGTTTAGATTGCAACGGTTTATTTATAAGCATTAGTTATATAAAAATCACATACTTATAACTAATAATTATATATCCCATCCTTAACCTTAACACAACCTAAAAATCCCCATCCTAGCCACCAGTCATATTGATAATAATTACTTATAAATAACAAAGATATTGATAAGTATAACTTATTAAACGTAACCGGTGCGTCTAGCTCTAACAGGATCCTCATCCTGCTACACTTGAATCCCACTTTTATAACTCAACTCAACTCAACTCAACTCAACTCAACTCTATCTAACAACTAATACTACACGGCTACTATACACAACCTCGTTATGAGCCGATACAAGCCCTTAACTACCTTTAACCCACATCTTACCTTAACAGTGCATAACACTCTTAATTAAGCCTTTAACGTGCTACAATAGCCTTATACGACTTATATACGACTATATTACACATAACAACGTATAAGTCGCATACATAATCTATTATATATGGCACACATATATACATATACTATCCTGATACGTATATAGTAACACTAATAGCAACACCTTTAATAAAAAATTACAACTAAACCATTCGAATTAAATATAATTTTTTTTGCATAATTATAGAAAGAACAGCAGAGAAAAAAAGAAAAAATAATTTTTTTTAAAAATTTTTAAAAAGGTTGTTGACAACAACTTAAGTATATGCTACATTTGTTATAGGATATATGAAAACAAACAATTTAGAAATTAAAAAACGAGAAAAAGGGTTAATAAAACTTATTAAATATAATGAAAGCAAACAATTTAGAAAAAGAATTGCCATAACACAGGTTGAAAAAATGAAATTTTGCTGAAGGGATACCATGTAAGGTATAAGGTAAGTGGTTCGAATCCACTTGGGCGATTAAGTAACAATTACTAGACTTGCAGTAACAGAGTCCTAAGCAATGCAAAACATCGAAAATCTATATACTGCTTAGTTAACGAACAATGACAACTAAATAAAACACCTCTGAGCTATACACGCAGCGACAGTTACGCATTATAAGCGACCTCAAGCGTGCACACAACGGTGGCCACGGGCGGCCAGGAAACGTAGGAAGGTGTAAAGTTAAAATTGAATTATAATTAGATACTAAAATTAAGATATTTATTATTTACAGTGCCCACGAGCACAAAAGCTACAAACAATAGACGGCTTATAAAGTATTGCGAACTACTGCTAAACAGGACATAGCTAACGCTTATATATGCAAGTCTATTAATTGCAAAAGGCTAGCGGTTGTGGGCATTAATAAGTAATAAAAAAAAATGGAGGTAAACAAAAATGAAATTAACCGCAAACAATATTTACAGACTGTGTAACAAGGAACAATATTTTACAGATGGATCTATAGAGCAATATAACAAAATGTTTGAATTAGTAGAAGAGGGGAGCCCCCTACATGATATTGCTCTAGCTATCTGGATTTGTAGCGAAGATGTCCTATTAGATGATGTAGAGACGCAACTAGAGGCACTGTTAGATTCACCGTTATTTTGAACGATGCGATAATATGCTGGGAATGGAATAGGCAAGCCGCAAACTTGCCTATCCTTCTTAAATAAATAATAGGGAGGTGACGCCGTGAAGGGTTATCACATCCAAGCTGGTTACATGGGTTATGTGCCGTCTCTAGGCAGGTACATCTTGTTTTGCACTGAGCAAGAATACCAAGACTACATAGCCAAATAACCACAACAGGGCGCTAGGTTTATCTCTAGCGTCCTACTAAATACAAATACTATTTTACATCACTTAAAACAAAAAGTAAATAGAGATAATAGAGACAATTCAAAATTGGAGGTAAAAAAATTATGACAATCTACAAAAACAGATATCGGGCAAACAAAGATAGGCATAGCAACGAAAAAATTGTCAGGGTAGATGGCGGCTATACGATAATGTCGGTGGATCAATATCACATATGGAAAGCTCAAAAATAAACATTAAAACAAGCAAGTGTACACGATGTAATTCTAATTAGTAAATAATTAGAAAGAAAGGAGAAAAACTATGAATATATTTAATGTTTTAACTAATCTAAGCAAGCTTAAAGGCAAAAAATTTGATACCGATGAGGTTATTGTTGCATTCGAGGATTATGAAGAGAATGGGGAAACATATGTTATAGTTAAGGAAAGTGAAAACACGGGCTATGATATGATTGCTTACATAGATACAGTGGATTCCACACAATTCCTATTTCAGATTGATGATGATAATATTATTATAGGTATATACATGGATCCGTAACTTACGACTTAAACATGCTTGACGGTCATTACAGGCAGTTCGATTTTGCCTAAAGCCTTTTGTTTTTGTAACTAATAATCAATAGCTGATATTTTAAGGAAGGGATAGAGATATAAAGGGTGGTTAAATTTGCTCGATCATATTTTAAAAATCTATGGAATAATTTTTGCGATCATTTCAAATGTTGAAGCTATAAAGATTTAAACCCTGCTTACCTCTCACTTGCTGAGGGTTGGGTAGAAAACTGGGAATACAATAACTAGGAAAATATTAACAACGGCTATTACTGGTCAAATGGTGATAGCCGACTTTATTAAAAAACACTAAGGAGGCAACATATTATGACTACTACAAATTTATCAGATTTTGGGTATCGGGAATTAGATTTACTAAAAAATTTATTGGACGCTGTGATCAAGCAAGGATTGCCGGAAAATTTTTATAATGACAATGTACATCCAATGATGAATCAGCATAGCGGAAATGTATTTTTAACAAATAGTGATTATCAGGTGGCAATGATGAACGGGGATTGTTTGGAGGTGTTCTATACATTGCCGTACTCAGGACATGAGGGCTTTGCAGATGAATTGTTATCAGATTATCAGAACGGGAATATTGACGAGGAAGATTTTGAAGATCTAGCTGATATTTTTGAAAGTGAAGGTATGGAGAAAGAAGCAAAAGCGTTAAGAATTGAAATCACAGATTATTATATGAGGTAAAAAAAACGAAGTGGATAAAATTAATAAATGGCACGTCTTGGTCAGTATATTGACGTGCTGTTTTTATTTAGATTGGAGGATCAAGCATTATGAGAAAAATTTATAAGCAATTAACAAAAAAGCAGAAAGAAAGAGGTGTTATATTTACTTCTACACTGAGTAAGCACACTACAGAATTAACAACAGATTTAACACATGAGGTATTCGAGGGCAATGCTGACAAATGGGAACAAATTCAACGACTAAAGGATGATAAGTTTTTTAATAATAGTCCATTGAAGTACAATATCATTCGTGGATAATCTAATAACCTAATTAATCTAGTGTCGAAGTTTAAATTATACAACAAGAGGAGGTATATTGGTAATGGATAATACTGGTTTGCATTATGTAATCATACATAAAAAAGGAGAAAAATAAAATGACAAAAATAGAATTCTTAACAATGTTTACGCAAAAAGACGGAACATGGGATACAGAAAAATATGTGAAGTATCAAGAGTATAAAGAATCCGTACGAGTCGGAAAAATAAACAAAGAACTTAATGATGCCAAAATCGCATATAAAGTAGAAGATGCAGCCGGAAATACTTTTGTATATGCAGGCCTTGAAAATGGATTACCAATATATCGTGGATCTGGTGGGAGAAAACATATATTTGGCATGACTGGGCTTACGATAATACAGCAATACGCTGATTAAAAGAGATTAAAAAGAAAGGAATGAATGAAATGTTAAATATTTTTGATGAATATACTTTAAAAGAATTACAAGAATTATTTGATCAAGGCTACAATAGGTTTGATTAGCTATATAGTTCAGAGTCTAATATCATGAAATGTTTAAGACATGGGAAACCG